GGCTTTCATGTTCTGTGTAGGGTGGCTGAGGTGAAGGTTGTCGATCAAGAGATTGTTTCCGTGACGTTTTGGCCAGAGGACCCGGTTGCGGCCTGCGCCGGCGCAGCCCGGACCTGTTACCAATCCCACTGCCAGCAAAGCGAAGAGGCGTTCCTGCGAAGGCTAATCAAGCAGGGCCATGAGTCCGTGATTGAGCATGCCGGGATGACCGTTCGCCTGATTACGGATCGCGGCATCACGCATGAGCTTGTCCGGCACCGTCTGGCCAGCTACAGCCAGGAAAGCACCCGCTACTGCAATTACACGGCATCCCGATTCGGCGACGGCATCACCGTTATCCGGCCTACGGGTATCGCGCCCGATTCCGAGGCTGCTGCCGTGATCCGCGCCGCTTGCGAGGCCGCCGATACCGCCTACGCAAAGCTCATCGACATGGGCGTTTCCCCGCAGATCGCCAGGGCTGTTTTGCCGACCTGCCTCAAGACCGAGATTGTCGTGACAGCCAACCTTCGTGAGTGGCGGCATGTCTTCTCGTTGCGTTGCGACAAGGCGGCCCATCCCCAGATGTGTGCCCTCATGCGGGAGCTTCTGCGGCGGGCCTGGGAACACCTGCCCTGGGCCTTTTTCGATCTGGCGGCGAGGTACCTGACAGAGGACGATGACATTCGCAACCAACCAAAATCAGACCACGCCCCCTTGACTTTTCCTTAGTATTTGCATATAATTAGTAATAATTAAATATCACCAGTATGTTGATCATGACCAAATGCCTCGGGTGTCAGCGCGAAATGGACGCGATGGAGGCGACGTTCTCCTACTACTGTCGCAAATGTCGCCGCCATGTGCCAAAGTCCGAATGGCGCATTCCAACCTACGTTACACCATCCGACGACCGGCGCCGCCGTAAGAAACGCCGAAAACCAAAGCCCAATTACTTCCCCGAGGACATTGACAGATACTTTTCCGACGACGACCAAGACGACGACGAAAATACCCTTGACGGCTTCCAGATTTACCGTCTCCCTGACGAACCATAATGCCGCTCCCCAGCCCGCAAAAACGCGAACGACGCCAAGACTTTATCAAGCGCTGCATGGCCGACCAAGTCATGCAACAGGAGTTCCCTGATACCAAACAACGCTACGCCGTCTGCCTCAAGCAAATTGTTCAACGACTCAAATCGCCCAGGAGAAAGTAACCCTATGCCCGCCCTCGACCTCTCCCCCCTGACCATCGTCAAGATCGTCCGTAAGGCCATCGAACTCTTTCCCGTCCCCGTTCTCGACGACGCCGACGGCGTCTATGAATGGCTCCTCAAGGTCATGGACCTTGTCAAGACCGTGGCATCCCTCACGGAGACAACGACCGACGACAAACTCGTTGACGCCCTCAACGAACTCGCCGGTAACAAACAAGTTGTCGTCGCCATCGTCAAACTGATCCAGCGCATCGTTGCCACGATGGGGACTGACGAGCACGTCGATGATCAGAGCATCTTCGGCTTCGCCGCCGAACAGGCCGCCGTCTCCGGCATCGATCCCTTGATCATCCAGCTTATTATCCAGGTCGCCGTCGCCATCTTTAAGCTCCTGACAGCATGACACGATCCCTCTACGCCACCGTTCTTGCCAAAATCATCGTCAGCGACCAACTCGACGACAAGACTCTGCCACACTTCAGTACCCGAACCCTTGCCATCTCCAACGTCGGGGCCGAGGATAGCCTGTCAACCGAAGAAGGCACCGTCACCGAACGGATCGTCGGTCGCTTCACCACCGATACCACCCTGGACCTGACTGCCGTATCCGATCCTATCTACACATCCATCGACCTGACAGGATACGCGATGATTGCCCTCCTCCTGGAAAATAGCGGAAACGGACCCGCAACTGTCGCTGCAGGCGCTAGCAACGGTTACACGCCCCTCGGCTCCGGCACCATTACCGTTCCGGCAGGCGGGGTCTATCTCGCCTACGACCCAGAAAACGCCACAGTCGTTTCCTCAACCGTCAAAAATATTGATATCGACGCCACAGGCGCCACCCTCGATGTCGTCGCCCTCTTCCTCAACAAGTCAACATGAAAACACCTATCACACTGATCGCTACACTCCACATCCTGGCGGCCTCAATATGCCTCGCCCAGACGGCCCCTCTTGCCCAGATCGACGGTCCTAAACAGGTCGAGGCGGGCCGACTGGCCATTCTCCGCATCACAGGTCCGGAATCCATCGCCACAGACTGGCTGATCGTCGCGCGTGACCGCTCCAAGGATGTCGTCCGCGATCAGGACTGGATCGTCTTCGACGCCGGAAAAACCGTCGTCTTCGCAACACCCAATACAGGAACCTACCTCGTCATCGCCGCTGTCGCCGATAAAGGTAACTCCGGAAATATCACTATCCTGACTCATGAACTAATGATTGGGCAGGCCCCGGAGCCAAACCCAGACCCGACGCCGCCGGATAATCCAACAAAGTCATGGGAAAAGGTATCCTATGATCTTGCTATGAAGTACGTCCCATCCCCGCGTCAGCAAGAGGCCAAGGCCGTTGCTGCCGCTATCCGTGAGGCCGTCGCCCAGCTATCGACAGTCCCTGACCTCCGCAAGGCCCGGGAGCTTGTTCGCGACTACACCCTCAAGGCCCTCAAGGGCAATACCGCCCGCTGGAATAAATGGTCTGACGAGATTGCCTATTCACTCGCCCAGAATGCTGGGACGATCCTTGATGTTCCCGTTTACAGCGGGATCATGAACGCTATCGCCAACGGCCTCGATAAAGTCACCGACTGAAAGCACGGGATACCCCATGAGTGAACCGAACATTACACCTTTATTCGGCTGGGCCGGTCCAGAACTTGCCCGCGAGGAAGTCGCCAAGGCCCGCGAGGCCGGTCTCGTCGTCTCATTCGATCAGGCCGTCGAATCGGGCATCATCGCCAAGGAGGGCAATACAGGAAAGCCAACCTTAACCGCCTGGGAGGCCTCCAAAAAAGTCCTCGGCCAGGTCCTTCCCGCCGGGCGTCAGGAAATCGGCGACTGCGTCTCTTGGGGCATGAAACAGGCCGGGGAATATCGCCACCTGATCGAGATCGCCTCCGGCCAGGAGGAACGATTCCGCCGCTGGTTCGCCCCGTGGATTTACGCGACCAGCCGCAACCAGATCGGCCAGGGACGCATCAGCGGTGACGGCAGCCTCGGCGTCTGGGCCGCCCAAGCCGTCATGAAATACGGCGTCATATTCGAAGACGATAAAGATGTCCCGTCCTACTCCGGCTCCTTGGCCCGACAATGGGGCAGCCGGTCCAACGTCAGCCAACCCGTCTATCAGAAGTTTTTTGGGGTCGCCTCAGATAACCCGTGCTTCTGCGTCGAAGTCAAATCCGTCGATGAAGCCGTTAAGATGATCCGCGACTTCCGACGGCCCCTCACAATTGCCAGCTTGCGCGGCTTCCGCATGGAACCGCGAAACTATAAGGGCTATCACGTCTTCGTCCCCTCCGGTACATGGGCACACCAGATGTGCTGGATTGAATACAACGAAGACCTCGGAGCGCTCTACCGTCTTAATTCCTGGGGCGCGGACGCCCACGGTCAGCCGCTCAACGGCGAGGCCCCCGGGGGAGCCTGGAACCTCCTGGACGATATCGAATATGAGTTCAAAAACATGGATGTTGAATGCTTTGCCCTGGTCGAATTCGAGGGCCAGCCGACCGATCCCGATTGGCACCCCATCCGTGACAACGACTGAACGACTGAATGACCACCAAAGCGCTCCAGAAACTCATTCTCAAGCTCTGGAACCGCCTCCCTGTCATGCCGCATTTTATCCTCACGGCATGCATCACCAACTCTGTCCGCCAGCTCAAAAACTTCCCCGAAGACTATATCCTCTTTACGGACGGCGAGTCGCAGATTCGCTACACCTGCAAAGATGGACACGTAACCATCATCCTCAAGACCACCGGTGAGGCTGAAATCTACGTCTCGACCTACGAGTCCGAACTCTACAGCCCCGTCAATCTGAATTGAGGTCCCTATGGCAAAACGCGAGAAGCAGCCAGCAACAGACGAAAACATGTCACTCATCGACTACGCCCGCGAAGAATACGAAACAGAAGAAGCTGCACAACCAGAAGAAGCAACGCAAAATGACGAGGAGATAGAAGAGGAGGAAGGCGGCGAAGAAGAAGAAACCGGCGAAGATGGAGACCAAGAAGAAAGTTGTCAGTCCGAAGAGTGTCAGACGGCCCTCATCAATTTCATCAAGGAAAACTTCGGCGAGGACCTCAGTCACTACAAAAACGACCTGGAGGCCATTAAGGGACTTCTCAACGCCCGTAAGGCCATCGGTAAACGGGACCAGGACGCCAAAGTCCTCAGCATGATCCGTCAGCGATATGGCGACGAGTTTCTCGAAATGCTCGTCTCCGGCCAGGCGACTGCCGCTATCCAGCAGGCCCAACAGCAACAAGCCCAGAGCAATGAACAAAATGAACAAGACGAAATCGAATGGGACGACCGCTGGCTGGCTATGGTCACACGCGACGATGAGGGCAACCTCGTCCCCGCCCGCGGAGCACCACCCGATATCGTCGATAAAGTCCTCCGCTTCGTCCGACACAGGGAGAATGTCGTCAATGAGTTCGCACGAAACCCACGCCGATTTATTGAGAACATCATTACAGAAAAGCTTTCCAAGAGCATTGATCAACTCATATCAAGAAAGATTGAACAGTCGGTTACAACAGCAGCCGAACAAGTTGCCCTCTCCGAATGGGCACAGGAGAACAGGCACCTGCTGTTCGAAGGGGGCGACCCGACCGCCCCGATGACGCCCCTCGGCATGGAAATCACGGAACTCGCCGATCAGCTCATGGAAGACGGTGTCAAATCACACACCAAGGCCCTCCAGCGCGCCTGGGAAATCGTCATGTCACGCCAGCAGGTCCAACCTAAAAAGGCCAAAGTCCCACGCTTGGCCTCCATGCATACACCCCAGAAGACCCAGAAGACTAAAAAAGTCACCCTTGAAGACCTCATCGACCAAGGCTACAGCCTGGTTGAGGCCTACAAAAAAATGCGCGAACTCTCCGAATGACCCCAGGAGCACCCCTCCCTGATGCGGCCATCCCTAGCGGCTCTGGAGTGCAAGCCTCCAGGATGGCCCTTAACGTCGGGTAGGCGGCTGGGCTGATCAGGGACACCCGCCGTTCTCCACCCTCATCTGCGGCCCCGTGGATCAGCCCGTACCCGACACCTAGCCGCCGGGCGCTGCCTGCAACAGGCCTCTCTGTTACATGGCAATCTCTCGTTCACCAGTCTCTAAAGGAGGGCATCCGATATGTCCGTTATCTCCGGAACACCGCGCATTACCGCGGTTGCCATCAATAAGTATATCCGCAAGCTGAGCGAACCGATCATGGTCAACGCCCGCTTGCTCGGCGTCCTCAAGGCGAAAGGGCGCATCACGTTTAACCACGATAGCTCCGATATCCGATGGCGTGTCCGCTATAAACGCGCCACCCCCACCGCCAGCGTCGGCTATCCGATTAACGTGACTTTCGACCTGCCCAACCGGATCACGACTGCCGTCCTACCCTGGCGGTCATACGTCCTCGGTGAAGCTATCCCGAAACTGGAAAAGCTCATCGGACGTAACGACGACACCGCCTTCCCGCGGCTTGTCGAAAATACCGTCAAATGGATGATGGAGGACTTCCAGTATTACTTCCAGCGGACCCTCTACGCCGACGGCGAAGGAGGCACCTACGATATACACGGGCTGGAATCCTTCTTCGGCTACAGCGGTCTGGTCTCCAGCAGCAAGGTCGGCAACCCTAACGATACCTACGCCGGCCTCTCTACCGCCCTTGGCGGCCTCGGCGGGGCACTGATCTCCGGCTACTACCCCGAAGGCGTCTTCGATCCTGAGTACGCCGCCTGGAGTCCGATCATCGTGGACTGGGATAACTCGGCCTTCGATGTCGGCACATCACCGACCTGGGGCTCCAACTGGCGTCGTGCCGTCCGTTACGGACGCACCTGGCTCCAGGCCCTCCAGGGCGTTGACCCCGATATCATGATCATGCACCCGGAAATGGAACGCGCTGCCCGCGATGCCACCGACGACATCGCCGAACTCCAGGTCACGGCCAAATCCCCGGTCGTCGATCTTGGGATCAAGACCCTCATGTTCGAAGGTCTTGAAATGCTCAGCGACCCGTTCGCACCGGCAAAGGCCGTCTACCTCCTGACGACCGACAAGATGGAACTCATGTCCATGCAGTCCCAGCTCGTCGAACTCCACAAGACGACAGACCCCTACGCCACGGATACCCTCATGCTCGACTTCTTCGGCAACCTCCGTGTCGATAGCCCGGCCTTCTTCGTTAAATTGGCCGACATCTCGTGATTGTAATATGACGATCCCAAAACACCTGACAATAAGGAGACGTTTCTATGCGTTGTGACTACCCGCAACTGCCGTTCCCCCGCGGCACGACCTATTCTCAGAGGGCCTTCACACCGACAGCCACCGACGGACTCCAGATCGAAGGGCAGGTCTACACCGTCTGGGATGACGACTTCGACATGCCCGTTAAACTCCGCGTCGTCCGTAACATGACAGGGTCCACCTTGACCCTCACCGCCGGTAAACTCATCGGCTTCAAGGACGGCAGCAGCACATTCGCCAATCTCGGCAAGCACGCCTACGCACTGGCCGCCGACGGCGAACCCGCCAAACCCATCGACGGAGCATACGCTGCAACCGCAACGGCTGCTGCCTACGACCTGTTCTACGTTGTCGAGGAGGGTCCCTGCGTAGTCCTTAAGATTGCTGCATCATCTGGACAGGCCATCACGGCAGGCGCTAAGGTCTATGGCGACTCCTCAACCTCTAAGGTCGATGCGACCGTCTCCAGTGGCTACGCCGTAGGCCGTGCTATGGAAGCCGCAGCAAGCACCGACACCTCGGTTGACGTTTACGTCTTTCCGGGATTCATTGGATGACCGATTCCTCCGGCGTCTTCACCGTCGATCTCTACCGACCACTCCCCGCATTTGCGTCGTTCCACCACGACCGCAATAAATGGCGGGTCCTGATCGGTTCCAATCGCTCCGGTAAGACACTCGCCGCAGCGGTAGAGCTTGCCCGGGCCGTGACCAATCGTGATCCGTATCATAAGTACAGACCAACCAACGGCGTCGCCGTTGTCATCGGACTCGACTACAATCACATTGGCATGCTCTGGCGCAAGCTCTACCTACCCGGCGCTATCAAACTCATCCGCACATCAAACAAATCCTATCGCGCCGTCCGCTTCTACACCGACGAAAACGACGGCCAGGCCCATTGTGACCGCACCGACCTGAACTGCCGCTCGTCCTGGATCGACGCACCGCCCCTCATCCCGCCGGAACAAATCGACCGATGCTCCTGGCACGACCGATCCCAATACATCCCCGCCGTCGTCTGCCTCCTTAACGGCTGGCGCATCATGTTCTTCTCCAGCCGCGGTCAGGTCAAGCAAGGTGAACACTACGACCTCGTCTGGATCGACGAGCAGATCGGTAACAATAGCTTCTACTACGAGGCCGTCCGTGGACTCGTCGATGTCGATAACTTCCGTTCCTACGGCATCTGGTCGGCCACAGGTCAGAAGCAAAATCCCCTCCTCTGGGAACTGACCCAGAAGGCCAAGAACAATAAGGAAGTCAAGGTCTATTTCAACGACATCGCCAATAACCCGTTCATCACCAAAGAGGAACGCGATTTCTTCGCCGCACTCCTCCCCGAAGATGAAAAACGGGTCCGCGTGGACGGCGAAATGGCCATCGAAGCTTGGCGTATCTACAGCGAATTCGATTACGCCAATCACGTCTGCACGCCGTTCATTATCCCCGACAACTGGACTCGCTACCTGGCCATGGACCCCGGCACCCTGCATTGTGCCACCGTCTTCGCCGCCGTTGACCCAACCAATAACCTGTACATCTACGATATCGCCGATGTCCAGGGAGGCGGCGCAGTCGCCTGGGCCAAAATGATGGAGCAGCGCGCCGATTCACGTATGTTCGAGGCGTGGATCATTGATAAGAGGGCGGGGCGCGTTCGCTCCATCAGTAATCGAGAATCCGTTGCCAATCGCTACTTCGCCGCTGCCATGGAACGCGATATCCGCCCCCGTACCATCGGGACACTCGACGGATTCGTCCCCGGCTGCGACGAACCCAGCGTCCGCCGGGAAGTCCTCAAGGAATACCTCTTGTCCAGTGCCGGACTCCACGACGGTCCCAAAATCAAAATCTTTGACTACTGTGGACGACTCATTCACCAGATCAAAACCGCCCAGTATGACGCCAAAAACCCATCCCGTCGCATCAAGGGGCAATTCGACTTCCTTGACGCCCTGGAATACCTCGTAGCCTACAGACCCAAGGCCATCGTCCGTCCGCAACCGTTTGGCAACACAAGCAAGACCATCCACGAGATCATTTATGAGCGCAACCGCATGTTCCGAACAGCACGCCAAGCAGGCGCCCGTGGCATCTCCTTCGGCTGACTACTCCGTCTATCACCCAGGCGATTTTATCCTGGTGACCTTTTCCCCTACCGACGAACCATCGATCCTTGGCATCATCACCCGCGTCGGAGTCGATTCCGTCGAGGCCTATCTCTTCCGTCACGACAGCCCAACAGCCGTCCGTCGCAGCGGCATCTGGTCCATTGACGACCCAAGACTCGACCCAACCTCAGCCCAGAGCTACTTCCGCGGGGCCTTCAAATTGGTCGCCACCAGAGCAGAAAAGATGTCACCTTCGTGCACTTGCAACTGTGAGGAGCTAACACAGAGAATTGCCACACTGGAGGCAAAGCTCGCTTCCCTGGAACGAAAGCTCTTGTCATCAAAAAGACCACAGGAAAGCGCATGACAATAGCCCATTCCCCAACTCAGATAGCCTTTAGGCAAACCACACAGTGGTTGCGTCTAACAAGCAATTAGTGGCTTGTTAGATGGGCAAGCATGTGTGGATGCCGGATGGCAATGGTTGGTCGGGCTGCATTGGAACTTAGCACGTCCTGCTGTGGGTATGGTGACCCGGAGTGATGATCCGATGTATGCACGCCTTTGGATGCATACAACACAGCGACGGTTTGAGATTGACGAGATGCTGGACCTTTTACTTGTGGATGGTGATCTGAGTTCTCGTCGGACCCGGACGTATGGGCGCCCACAGGCGTGCGTTGTTGTTATTTCGATGGTGTTGAGATGCCTGTGTCCAGGATCGACTACCTGGCCGTTGCCGGGGAAACTCCATTGGCGCGTCGCGTTACTGGAGAAGGTCCTTAACCGTCTTGGGCGTGTACCTACCTGGCCTGCTGTTGGCGGCGTCATCGGCTCTCTTTGGCCTGGCCGTTGTGGGATCGCCGCTGTCATCACGACGGTGGCAGATATCACCGGCAGGTTGTTGGAGGGCCGAGCCAATGCAGACGAATCTAATGGGCCGGGGCCTATCCGCGGAGAGGAAGAACGAAAGAAAACCGCTTCTGGGAGTCCGCGCCGATCACAGAACGACCCCTCAGTTGACGATCTTACCTTTTTTCCGGGGCTAAGCGCTAATACCAACATCCTTGGGAGACTCCTGTGCGCATGACATCTGCGCACGATAGGCCTTACGATAGGAATTATATACCACGGTCATTTTTTAGTCAAGGTCCGGTTGGATGAAGACGTGGTTAGCTGATTTAACGGCGTTATGGCGGCGGCGGATAGCGGCGGCGATACGGGCGAAGGAGGATCAGTTTGGTTCGGCGGCCCGTGAGATGTGGCGTTATTTAACGGCGACGTATGAGGATTTGTATGTTGTGGGGGCGGAGACGGGGGATATTGCTGTGTATGGGGGTGGTCCCTATTATCGTCCCCGGATCAACAAGTTTCAGGAGTTTGTTGATCTCTACATGCCGTTTATCTTAGGGCGGAATCCTGTTCGTCGTGTTTCTCTTCGTCGTCCGGTTTTTAACGAGGAGGTTATGAGCAGTGCCATGATTGGCATGGGGATGCCGGTTTCCTATGCCCGTCATGATCGGACGGCGCGTGCCTTGTATGAGACGGCGGCGCGGCTTTTGGAGTGGTGGTTGCAGTATTGTGCGGACGAGTATGACATTTTGCGGGAGGCCCGTCTTGCCGTGACGGAGGCCTTGGTTAAGGGTCGCGGGTTGCTTTGGCATGGCTTGATCAGTACGGCGAGTGGGTTGATGCCTGCCTCGTTTTATGAGAGTGTGGACAATCTCTTTATTGATCCGGCGGCGGTAACGTTACGGGATGCGGGGTACATTATTCGTCGTCGTCGCATGTCGTCCTGGTTGGCGGCGGAGACATTGGGGATTGATGAGAATAAGCTTTTGCAGTATGCCCGTGCGAGTCTGGTTGAGCGGGAGGCTGGTTCGGCTGGTGGGATTGACGAGCGTGACACCGATTCGCAGGTTGTGGAGTATTACGAGGTCTATTCGCGGATCGGGAGTGGTGTGGCGATGGCGGAATCGGACAGCGAGTTAAGGGACTGGCGGGAGGCCCTGGAGTCGCTGGGTCCGTATCAGTTTTATGCCATTGCCAGCGGCGGCGAGCATCCCTTGAATGTTGATCCCGAGCGGATTACGACCGAGTCTGAGTTACGGGCGGCGGTCGAATGGCCGGTAATGACTTTTGGGGATACGATTCATCCCTGGCCGGTTTCGATTTTGGACTTTTATCCCAGCACAACGAATCCCTGGGCGCGGAGTCCTTTGGAACCGGGTCTGCCGATGCAGGTCTTTCTGGATCATCTTTACGGCTATGTCATGTCGCAGGTCCGGCGTTCGACCCGTACAATCGTTGTTGTTCCGGACCATGTGGACGGTCGTTTTGTGGACGCCTTACGGAATCAGGATGCCGACTATGAGGTTGTTCCGATTACGAGTCAGCAGATTGGGGAATTGTCATCGAGTCTCTACCAGATTGTGGAGTTTCCGGCGATCCGTTCCGACCTGATTACGGTCATTCAGGATGTTGAACGTGTTTTCAACAAAGCTGTGGGACTGGACGAGGTACTTTACGGAGCCACGCCCGACAAGCAGATCAGGAGTGCCGCGGAGGCGCAAATTAGATACACGCAAGCGTCCAACCGGGCGATGGCAATGGCGGAGACCGTCGAGAAATGGATGTCGAGTGTGGCATCCAAAGACGGGATTCTCTCGCGACTTTACGTCCCGTTCTCGCAGATGGCGACGTTCTTTATGGAGCCGATCTTGGCAGGACCCGACGGGGAACCGGTCCCTGGCGGGCCGCTCACCGGCGTTTGGTCCACGGCGGTAACGGCTACGGACGCCTTTGAGGCCGGATCAGACTTCTGGTTCACGATTGAAAGCGGCAGTGGCATGCGAAAAGACAAGGCCCAGGAGATCAGCACGGCCCAGTTTATTGCTCAGACTCTGCTGCCGGTTGCCATGCAGGCTGCCGGTAAGACGGGCAACTTTGAGATGTTCAACCGCATCCTGGAACGACTCAGCAATGCGATGGACGCCGATCTGGGCCTCTTCCGAATGGAGCCTCAGCCGGTCGGTCCGCCCTCAGCGGGTGGTCCGCCGTCTGGTCCGGGTGGACCGTCGGAATCGCCGCAGCCGCCCATACCGCCCATGAGGTGATGCTATGAGTCAGGAACGGGAACGACTAGAGGAACTGATCCTCTCGATTGAGTCCCTTTTGGCGGAGGCTTCTGACCTATCCATGGAACTGTTGCACCTTGATCAGAGCGAGGAGATACGTGATCTGGCTTTGCTGATTGGCGACGCCGTCGCCCAATTGGACGTTGTGATGGACGAGTATTCGATTGCCCCAGAAGAGAAGTAACGAGGTGACGCATGGCTTCCAAAGGTGGAAAGAAATGGATTCAGAAGGCGATCAAGAACCCTGGCGCACTGACAGAGAAAGCGGAACGCAAAGGGATGACGATTGATCAGCTCTGTTCTCGTAAGAATCTGGATACACGGACCAAGCGGCAGTGCAACTTATCCCGGACTCTGCAGGAGTTTGTCCGTCGTCGTAAGAAGGGAGACTGACGAATGGCGAAATACGATACTCGCCACCTGCGAAACGAAAAATACTGTGTCGGGATTGTGACCGATTCTCTGCCCGACCGGTGGAATACCATGCATCGCGACTCGGACGCCGAGCGATTGGCCGCCATTGCCCGCCGTCATGGCGTTAATCCCGAAGCGGCCCACTACTATCCCCAGCTGGCCAGTTTCCCTGGCGACCCAGAGGCATTTGTGACGAGTCGTAGTGAAATCAAGCGGGTCCTTGAAAAACGTGGCTGGGCCGCTAATGGCTTCGTGGAATACGAACCCCAAGGGTTCTCGTCGCGGCAAAAGAAGCCCTATCGGGTGGCCGACGACCTTGTTGAACGCTATGTCCAGGAGAGCCTTCCGCCGGAGGAGCTGGCCGCCAAGAAACCGGACGATGTGGCCGAGATGCGTGATAAAATCCGTACCAAGCTCAGCGGGACACAGGACGAGTGATGTACACGACGTTTTCCGATATCATTGATTACGTCTCGCGGGTCATCTTCAGTTATGGGGCCAGCCACGGCGTCTCGGCCAGCCGAGACCAGATACGGACGGCCATTCGCTCGGCCTACAACGAACTCCCCGTCCGCTATCAGTGGCGTCGCTACACGACCCTGACCCGTCTCTCTTTTGCGGCCTCGCAGACCTACACGGCGAACTACGATGCCGACGAGGGGACCCTGACTCTGGATGGCGGGACATGGCCGGATTGGGCGGAGAATTGCAGTGTCAGCGTCGGCGGGTACCGCGGCTGTGTCGGCAGTGTGAGTGACGAGACGGCAACACTCAGCGTCAAGCCAGACAGTACCGTAGCTTCCGGCAGTCAGACGGTCATCCTCTACAACGACGCATGCCAACTGCCTGCCGACTATCTCCTCCCTGTCGCTGCCTTTCTTGTCCGTCCCCAATATGAACTGCGGCAGGTCAATACGGCAACCGCCTGTCGCCTGTCCTACAATCGGACGGGGGCCTCGATCCCGCATTCTTTTGGCCTGGAGAACATCGGCGGCGAGAACTGGTTGCGGCTCTATCCCGCACCCTCTTCGGCCTGTGATGTGGACCTGATCTATCGCCGTCGTCCTACCGAACTGGTCCACAGTGGCCGTGACGATATCAACAGTGATGGTACGATTACCGTCAGTACTACGACGGTGACTGGGGTTGGGACGAGCTTCCGCAGCGACATGGTCGGTTGCGTCTTGCGGATTGGAACGCCGACGATGTGGCCGACCGACAGGGACGGATTGAATCCCTTCCTGGAAGAAAAACTCATTTCATCTGTCAAATCAACATCATCCCTGACGATTGACAGTGAATGCGAAGGGACGTACAGCGGCGTCATGTACTGCGTGACAAGCCTGCTCGACGTTGATCCGCACATGTACGAACTCCTGGCGGCAATGGCCGTTCAGAAGCTGGCCCAGATGATGAACGTCAATGTTCCGATTGATGTTGACGGTATTCTGCGGTCGGCGATTGCCGCCGATGCTGCGATGAGCGGTGTCACGCCGATCAGCGGCGGCCCGCAACTCTTCTTCTCTGGTCGTATCAATTATACCTGACGTGAGTGAAACAGATGGCTTATTCCCAGCGAACGGACCTGGAAGCGATCTACGGGGCGCGGAATGTGGAACGCTGGGCCGATCTCGACTCCAGCGGCAACCTGGAGGATATTGCAGCCAGGATCACCTATGCCATTAGTGTGGCCGATGCCGAGATCGATAGTGTTCTGTCTGGATCTCCGATCAAGACGCCTCTTGACAAAGTCCCGACGCTCTTGAAGATCATCTCGGCGACACTGGCGGGTGTATTCCTGTACGAGTCTCGCGGGGCTGAGGGGATTACCACCGATAGCGGCGTTATTGTTCATCCCTACTACTTCAAGCGAAAGTGGGCGCAGGATGTCCTGACAGAAATCCGCGATGGGCGTCGTCGAGTCCCTGGAATTATCTGATCTTATGATCATCGCTGAAACCAATCCCTACACCTACTGTCACAATTGGCTTTGGAGTGCCCTGGAGAACGAAGATACATTCTGCGCCCTTGTCCCAGAACGGAATCGCGTCAAGGTCTGCAGTTTTTACAACCCAGATGTGGCTCGGACATTTGCTGAGGGCGACAGTCCCAACGTCATGATTGCCCTGAGGTCAATCAAGCATGACCTGGACTACGCTACTAATACAACGATCCTGGTCCTGAGCTACGCTATCAATATCCTTACGGCTGGAATGGACGCGGGCGAGATTGAGGATATCATGTGGGCGATTCTCAAGGGTATTGTTAAAGCCCGCTCCGAACTTGTCAACGATGTCTTTCTCCACGATGCCCGTTTTGACGATACGGAACTGGAATACGTTGTTAAAGGGCGAACGAAGATTGTCACAGCCTGTGTTGTGAGTCTCTACGTCCATATTGATAATCAGGAACTCCTGGAATATAATCGTGAAAAAGGGGAATGAGCGATGGCGGTACTGAGCGGTATCAAGACGGCGGTTGACGGGATTCCGAGTGTGGCCCTCTGGCGGGTCACATTCAATGCCAATCCGGCTCCGCTTCTCACGGCGGGGAGCCTGGAGGCTCTTGTCCAGCAGTGCGGGATTGAGGACTGGGAAGGTGATATCATTTATCTTGGCTATACGGCGAGCTACGTTCCCGGCGACGAGCTGGCGTTTGTAGGGTCGATTGACGGGAGTAAAGGGGTTACCGGTGATGCCCTGGTTCAACGGGTCGTGATCGCCGCAGACTATCAGACGAACCGCTATTTTACAACCCAACTCCGGATTGTTGGGAACGGGGCACTTACGTTTGGGACGGCGAGCGCAACCGATACGACGATGCCGACGCCGGTCTGTCCTGCCGGTAAGAAGGTTGTGAACGGCTCGACGGAACTGAGTGGGATCATCGGATGGCGATTGTCCCTTGAACGCGAAATGCTGCCGTACGTCAGCAACGATACGTCCGGCGTCGTCAAGAATGTCGTGGGGGCCTTCTCGGCGACGCTCATTCTGGACGCAGTTCTGAGCGATGCCAGCATTCCCAGTCTGGATACGAATCATGACTTTAAGCTCTACGTCAGCGATACAGCCTACTGGCAGGTCGATTCGATGCGGCTGACCGGAATTGAGGATTATGGCGTCGATCTGATTCGTGCTGGCCAGCGGCGTGAGCCGCCTGCCTATCGGATGACCTTCACCCATAGTGCAGCATCGGACAAGTACATTAAAGACCCGTCCGCTCAGGTCTGGCCGCCCGCAGTATGAACGAAGACGATATTATTGCCTATTTGATGAGCGTGGCAGGATGGCAGCCGACGCCGCCGCCACCCATCGGCGATGATGGCGGCCTGTCGAATACTGACGTTCCCCAATCGGAACGCGATTCTCAGGAGGAGATCGTACGTCAGCTCCGCGACATTGAGGAACGTCTGCGGAAGCTGGAGCGACAGTTAGGGGCCGATTTGCCGATGGCGGAGCCTGAGGAACGATCTGCGGCGGACAGGCAGGATACAGTGGATGCGAATCCCAGGGCTGTCCAGTCCGACAGGTCGATGGATTGGACACACGGGTGGTGAGTGACATTCTGTGGTCATGGATGCGTGCTATGCTGAAAGCTAGGCATAACGCGGCTGAGTTAGGATGTATCTATAACGTGACGCCAGGTGATGCTCAGA